AGTCCTCACTCCTTATTTACACAATACTTGCGTTGTTCCTGTTTAGTTGGTTGTGGGCGTTCTTCAATTATGATGAACCAGTCCGCTATATCAAACCACTAAATGTTGAGATGCACGAAAGGATTATAGTGAAGGAGAAAATCAAAAGGATGCGTCTAATTGATTCAATAAACCACTTTGATACAATATACCTTGACACCTTCAAACCTTCCGCAGAAGGGCTAAAAAAGGCAATAGGATTGCACATCCACTTGGATACCACTCTATGAAAAACAATAACATCATTGTGATCCCAAAGCCGTGGGAAGAAACCAAAGTTCTTTTGATCTCGGATTTGCATTGGGACAATCCAAAATGTGACAGAGATTTGTTGAAGAAACATCTTGACGAAGCCTTGAAAGGAAACAATGATGTGTTAATCAACGGTGATTTGTTTTGCTTGATGCAAGGTGCATACGATCCCAGGAAGAGCAAATCCGACATAAGACCTGAACACAATGTTGCAAACTATTTTGATGCCATCATCAATACTGCGGTTGAATGGTTCTTGCCCTATGCACATATCATCAAATTTATAGGATATGGCAATCACGAAACAAGCATATTGAAACGACAAGAGACCGACATCATTGAACGCTTTGTTACTTTGTTGAACTATCGTGGTGGTACAGCAATTCAGGTGGGCGGTTACGGTGGTTGGGTGAAATATCAATTTAACCATCACTCAAAAAAGATTGGATACAACATTAAATATATGCACGGGTTTGGCGGTGGGGGTCCTGTAACTCGTGGAACTATCCAGCACAACCGGATGTCCGTAAATGTTGAGGGTGCTGATGCGATTTGGATGGGGCATGTTCATGAAGATTACGAGATGACATACACCGTGGAATACTTGTCAGCGGTTGGAACTGTTTTGCTTCGTGACATTTTGATGATTCGTACTTCAGCCTATAAAGAAGAATACGGAGATGGTTCAAAGGGTTGGCATGTTGAAAGAGGTGCATCACCAAAGTTCACTGGTGGGCGTTGGTTGTATATGTTGCCAACAAGAACTGAGAAAGGTGACAGAGTAATTCGGGCGTACACACACAAGACAATATGATCAAGGTTCAAATCATACACGAGACCAAGAATGACAACTGGATGGGTTTGATTGAAGGCGAATCCGACATCATCCAAATCTTGGAAGATGGGATGGTTGATGAACATCAAATTGTTGCCATCTCGCAGTTGTATGAGAACACCCAACTTTATATGCGAGGAGGTCACATCATCTTGATTGAGGAAAACTATTATACCTTTGTTGTAAAATGGATGCAGTCAACCCAACACACTACAAACAAGGCGAGATAGAATGTATTGATGCCATTGAATCTGCCACCATCAAAAAGAAAGGATTGGTTGCGGTTTGTACTGGGAACATCATTAAGTACTTATGGAGATGCGAGGACAAGAACGGATTGGAAGATTTGTACAAAGCGAAGTGGTATCTTGACAAGCTCATCGCAGAAAAAGAAAAACAATCCAAGAAGAATGCTACCTTATAGGATGAAAGCAATGATAAAAATATCAACCTATGGGTTAATTTTTTGGTCGTTGAATTTATCCGGTCAAGTGCTGATTGATACCAATACAATCAAACAAGCCAACACATATTTGGTCAAAGGTGCAATCGCAAGGGAACAAGTCACGCATCTACGCAAGATTGTGACATCGGATTCCATCATTATTGCCGAACAAGATTCCATCATTGTCAAGGTGCGAATCAATAACGCACATCTTCGGGAGAAGAACAAAGCACTTGTGAGTGAAAATAAAGCCATCTCACGCACTTTGTCCGTCTTCAAGGGTATCAGTATAGGTTTAGGAATTTTAAGCGTTTTAATGTGGCTACAATAGACATCAACAAACTGCCTGATGCACTTGATACATACTTGGATGATGTCAATCAAGGCTCACTCCTTCAACAAATCATTGTTGATTGGTGGAACAAGAAGGTGATTCCACCCATTTGGGCGAATCTTGACAACAAAAACATCAATGCTTCTTCTGTTCTTCGCCAATCTTTTGTTCCAGGAGAGATCACCAAAACGCCAACATCCATCAACACCATCCTTCTCGCTGAAGATTACTGGGAGTTCGTGGAATACGGAAGAAAGCCAACAAGAAATGGTCACACCGAAGGCACTCCGTATCTATGGCAGTCAATCAAAGAATGGATGGCATTCAAAGGAATCAAACCACCACAAACGATGACTTACGATTCAATGGCAAAGGCAATTGCAAACAAGATTCACCGCAGAGGTACAAAGGCACAACCATTCCTTGAGGATGCTTTCACGGAATCAATACAGATGGAATTGGTGAATGAGTTGAATGCTCGTTTCGGAGATTTGATATTCTCGGAAGACATAAAATTGTAACAAAAAGAAAAGTTTATTTGCATTATTAGAAAGTTTATTTTACTTTTGCTCTTGTTATGGATTACAACAAAGCAATTGAAACAATTAAACTGAAACGCAGACAAGGGCTATTTCAAATAGTCGCTCGTAAAACAGGGGTATCACTTCCAACCGTTCGCAAGTATTTGGTTGAGGGAAACATCGTTTCACCCAAAGCAAAAGCCGTCATTGAAATCGCACTACGGGAGGTGAACAATGATTGAGGCAACAATCAACGGATGGATTCTTACACTCGGTAAGGATGATAGGTATGTGTACATTGACAAGCAAGTTGATGACTATTTACTTGAGCATCACTTTGATGAACTTGAACCGTACCTGATCAAGCGAGATGTGTATTTCGGTGGGTGCGTTGAGACCAACTTGGTTGGCATTGAGTCGGAAAGATTCTTCTATCTTGAACCCGACAAGTTTACAGTATTATTTATGCTCGGACACAAAACAAATTTCCTATGAATAAATCAGAATCAATCAAGAACATTGCTGGTGCGTTGGTAAAATTCCAAGCATCGGTGAGCAAGGTAGCAAAGGAAGCCAACAATCCTTTCTTCAAATCCAAGTATGCAAGTTTGGCGAACATACTGGATACAATTCAAAAGCCATTAAGCGAATGCGGTTTGGCAATCAGTCAATTCCCTGATGAGAACGCACTCACAACCATCATCCTTCACGCTGATTCAGGGGAGTGGATGGAATCATCCTATGTGATGCCGGTTGCAAAGCAAAACGATCCACAAGCAATGGGAAGTGCATTGACCTACGCACGAAGGTATGCACTTGGTTCAATCCTAAACTTGAACATTGATGATGATGATGACGGAGAGAAAGCAATGGGAAGACAGATTCCAAAGAAAGATGAACTCACACCAAAGCATCCATCGTGGACAAAAGCCGTTGAGCATTTGAAGACAGGCGGAATGATGACAGACATCACAAGCAAGTTTGAGGTATCTCCGGTGAATATGAAACTTTTAATTGGTGAGAAATGAATAACACACATCCAGTTATTCACACTTCTTTGAACGAAGAAGATTGGCAAAGGTTGAGAAGTTCACGCTTCACCGCTTCCGAAATCCACAAACTGATGGGAACTCCGAAAAACAAATCGGAGTTCTTGTCGGAAACTGCGAAATCATTTGTCTTTGAGAAGGCAGCGGAATACCTAACAGGTGCGAAATCGGAGATTTATGGTAGGGCTTTGGATTGGGGTAAGGAACACGAGAAGGAAGCCTTCCACTATTTCAGCCAACAAACCGATGATTTCTTCACATACTACGGTGCAGAGACATACACATTCATCACTTATGGTGAATGGGGTGGGTATTCACCTGATGCACTTGGTCACCAGTTGGTAGAAATCAAATGCCCGTTCAATTCAGGCAACCACCTTCAAAACTTCTTCATCAAAAACAACGAGCAACTAAAGTCAAAACGCACGGAGTATTTTTGGCAGATGCAAATGGGGATGATTGCAACCGGATTGGAAGAAGGTTTGTTTGTTTCATACGATCCCCGAATGCCCATCGGCAAGAAGCTCACAACCACACTCATCACTTTGGAAGAGGACATCCAAGAAATCATTGATGAGAAATTGACCTACGCTGGAGAGTTGTTTTTGTCAATCACAAAATAAATCGTTCATTCACAAAGCCAATTAGAAAATAAATTTGCATAAGTGAAAGAAAGTATGTTGTTTTGAACTATGGCACTTGACATAATTTATCCAATCGTTTTAACACCCATCGTTTTTGCGGTGGGTTACTTTATCCATTGCATTAAGAAAGCAATGAACAAAGAACTTCCTGAAGCCAAACCATACCAGTTTGAACGGGATCAGTACAATCCGGAGTTTGACCAATTCAGTCAAACAATCTTCAATCACAAATTCTACAAAGGAAAAGCAAAATGATACTTACAATCGCACTTGGTTTGACTTCATCCGTCTTCGCATATAGATTATATGTGAATGAGAAAAGGTCACAAGATTTCATCAAAGAGTTTGACCGTCTAAACCGCATTAATAGGGATTTAGATGAGATGGTTTGGTCAATGAAGATTGATTTGCAACAATCAAAGAATGAGACGGTGATGGCGAAGATGGAACACGAGAAGACCAAACAAGAACTGGAAGACAAAATTCAAACTTGGCAGAACCAATTTACAGAATTAAAAAATGTTAAAAGCAAGGGTAGTAAAAGCGACAATTAATTCAATTTGCAAGTGGAGAGTTTACTTCGCTGGAGAATTACTCGCAACATTTGAATGCGAAAAAGATGCACGAGATTACGCAGAATTTATAGACAGACAATGAAAACAGATATAACACCCAAAGAAAAAGCCGAAGAGCTTATCGCCAAATTTTACACCATCAATGCGGAAACGGTTGAATTGGT